TTTCAGGTCCCGTCAAGTCTGACGCGGCCTTCATTTATCCGGTTGTTACAACTGCGAACCTTCCAGCAAACGCGAATGTCCCCGAAGGGACTGTTTATGTAATCAGCGACAATGGTTCTGGTAACAACGAGTATTGCTTGGTAATCAACACAGGCGCTGCTTGGGTTACCGCTGTAGGCGCTGCTCTTAGCTAATAGGAGAGTGTAATGGCTGGTCCAGTAAAAGCCTACAATGTTACAGGCACCGGGGCCGTAGGTCCGGGTCGCTCACGCATTAAGCAGGTTGTCATGTACGCAACAGGTGCTGGTGCATTTACAATTACCGACGGCAACGGCGGTTCTACTCTTTTGACACAGAAATTCCCTTCTGGTCAGAATGTTTTGAACATTCCGGGCGACGGTGTCATCGCAGAAAGCGGTGCGTATGTAAGTGCTATATCAGGAACTGGTGCAGAACTGACAGTCTTCTTGGCATAAAAAAATGGCTGGTAACGAGGTAGTCTCGGTTCATCTTCATGCATCTGGCAGTCTAGCTAGCTGTAGAGGACGCTTGAAAGGTTTTGTGGCTAATCACAAAACTGGTTCAAGTGGAGATATCATTATCTATGACAACGCTTCAGCCGCGTCTGGCGCTGTTGTTTTGGAGGTAGATGAAACCGTAGCAGGTGCGATATCATTTGAAATACCCGGAGACGGGATTATATTTGAAAATGGTTTGTATGCCTCGTTGCCAGCTAACACATCTCTTACGTTGTTTGTACAATTAGGGGGTAGGTAATGGCTAGAAAGCCTGCAAAAATGCCCAAGCGAAACAAGAAAAACTTTCGCTCAACAGAGTCTGGGGCGGGGATGACTAAGGCTGGCGTGTCTGCATACCGCCGCGCCAACCCCGGATCGAAGCTCAAGACTGCTGTTACTGGTAAGGTAAAGAAGGGATCTAAGGACGCCAAGCGCCGCTCTTCATACTGCAGCCGTTCAAAAGGTCAGATGAAGATGCACAACATTAACTGTAAGAAGACCCCTAAGAAGCGTATCTGCGCTGCTCGGCGGAGATGGAAATGTTAAACATATTCGTTACGGCTATACTTGGTTTTGTGGCTTGGATTGCAATGTCGATTGTAGATCTAAAGACAGATACGGCTGTAATAAATCAGAAAGTTAGCGAAAATCACAAGATGTTAACAGTCTTGTGGGATGATTTTTTGGAGAAGAGAGATGGCGATATCGCGTGGGTCAATGAGACAGCAGGTGTCCAAGCCGCCACAAAAGAAAAAATGGAGTAAGGCTCGTAAGGCTAAAGTAAACTGCAAACGTCCACGCGGGTTTAGTGAAAAGGCACACTGTGCAGCAAAAAGGAAAAGGAAGAATGGCTAAAGATGCATGTTACCAAAAAGTTAAGCGCAGATATAAGGTCTTCCCGTCGGCGTATGCAAGCGGGGCAATCGCCAAGTGTCGTAAAGTCGGTGCAGCAAACTGGGGAAACAAAACTAAAAAAGCCAAAGGTGGAACATACAAGTACCGCACAACCAACATATATTGATAGTGGCGACATAAAACTGACGCCACGATAGGGAGATAAAAATGGTAGTGGCAGAAGTGCTGACCGGAATTGCTCTAGTACAGCAGTCTGTCAAATTTATCAAAGAAAACATATCCACAGCGCAGGATATAGGCCAGATAGCTGGTCAGATAGACAGTCTACTAACTGGCGAGAAGCAGGTACAAGAACAACGTGCGAAGAAATCAGGTTCAGGAATAGGCGATCAGTTTGGTATTAATAAGGTCGCGCAAGAAGTTATAGATGCTAGGTTAGCGCAAGAAAAAATAAACGAAATGCGTACACTGGTCGATATGCGCTTTGGACCGGGGACTTGGCAGAGTATTGTAGATGAACGAGCCAGACGGATACAGGAAGCAAAGGAACAGGCCGCGCAGGCTAGAAAAGAACAAAGGTTAAAGCAGCAAGAACTAGAAGAAGCCATAAAGACTACTTTAATAATCGGGGGTGTTATTCTAGTTGCTGTAGCATTGTTTGCGTTTCTAATGGTGTCTGTAGCGTGGGCCGCAGGATATTAATATGGCAGTAAGAAAGACTAAAAAAGGTGCGTCACTCAAGCGATGGTTCAAAGAAGAATGGAAAGATGTACGCACGGGGAAGCCGTGTGGGCGTCGCAAGGGTGAAAAACGGGGTACTCCATATTGCCGCCCCTCCAAACGTGTCAGTTCTAAAACTCCCAAAACCTCGGGAGAAATGACAGCCGCTGAAAAACGTAGTAGAATATCACAGAAGAAAAGTTTAGGTCAGCCAGCAGGCAAGCCACGTCGTGTTAAATCACTAAAGAGAAGGAAGAAATAATGTCACACTGTTCTCCTCGTAAAGCTATGGGCGGCGCTATGTCTATGCCCACTCGTAACAGCAAAGGTCCTATGCGGAATCGTTTTAAAATGGGCGGCGGTAACTTCCCTGATTTAAGTGGTGACGGCAAGGTTACACAAAAAGACATTTTAATTGGTAAAGGCGTAGTCAAAAAAGGTTACGGCGGCACACACAGGAAGAAGTAAATGGCAACTTCAGGATCGTACAACTTCGAGCTAGACGTAGCTGAGATTATCGAAGAAGCATACGAGCGGTGCGGTCTTGAATTACGCACGGGCTACGATGCTAAAACAGCACGTCGCTCTCTTAACTTAATGTTTGCGGATTGGGCCAACCGTGGTCTTAACTTGTGGACAGTGAAGCAAGGCACACAAGCTTTGACTCAGGGCACAGCTACCTACGCATTTAACGCAACATACACTGACCTGCTAGAAGTTGTGATTCGTCGCAGCGGTGTAGACTACGAGCTAACCCGCATGTCCCGCGCAGAATACTTGGCACTGCCTAACAAGACAACACAAGGCCGTCCTAGCCAGTATTACTATAACCGCAAGATTATCCCGGAGATTACATTGTGGGCCACACCCGAAAACTCCACTGACACGTTGGTGTACTACTATGTGTCTCGTATTGAAGATGCCGACACGCTAGCTAATACAAATGATCTGCCTTTCCGGTTCTACCCTTGTATGGTAGCTGGCTTGGCGTACTACTTATCTGTAAAGAAGGCACCAGAACGTGTGCAGTTGCTGAAGTCTATGTACGAAGAAGAGTTTCAACGTGCGGCAGATGAGGATGAAGATCGGGTGTCTTTGAAGCTCCAGCCAAGTATACAATACTTGAGGGTTAACTAATGGCGCGATATGCTTCAGGTAAAAAAGCTTGGGGTTACTCAGACAGATCCGGGTTTCGGTATCGTCTGGCTGAAATGATCACTGAGTGGAATGGCGCTAAAGTTGGCCCGGATGAGTACGAGCCAAAGCACCCGCAGCTAGAGCCGATACGTCCGGGTTCTGACCCGCAAGCTTTGTATCAGCCAAGACCAGATCAACGGACTGAGACAGAAGGTCAAAGACTTCTTCTAACCCCAAATCCTTTTGAATCAGGAACGGCTGGATCTTCAGTTATAACTGTGTTTGAGCCTTCTCATAACCGCAGCACATCGGACGTTGTTATTTTTCGTAAGGTAAATGCATTTGACGGATTTACTTCTGCTAATCTACAAAAGGCCGCAGGATTTTCAATTACTGTTGTAGACTCTAATTCTTACACCATAACTGCGGTTGGCACAGCATCTGTTGGTAATTTAAGAGGGGGCGGACTTAATATAACTGTTGCACCCGGAACAGCGTCATCTACAGCCGCATCGACCTTTGACGCAACAAATGTTACACTCGACTCAACAAATAAGACTTTCGACGAGGGTTAAATGGCAAAGCAGGCAGTAGGAATTGGAACAACGGCAAATGACGGCACTGGAGACAGTCTTCGTGTTGGTGCGGACAAAATAAACGATAACTTTGATGAGATTTATGCAGCGTTAGGTAATAGTTCCAATGTCCTAACGGATATTATAGATGCAAACGGTCTTTTGGACGTTAGTTCCGGTGCCAATAAAATAGTATTTTATTACGCTGCTCTTAGTGATTTACCAAGTGCATCCACATATCACGGGGCTGTGGCTCATGTTCATGCAACGGGTGGTCTTTATTTTGCTCATGGTGGTAACTGGCTTAAATTGAACGACGAAACTAGTGGTCCAGTGACTAAATACACAACGACTGCGGCGACAGGATCTGCTTATCAATTTTCTGGACCGGGAGCTACTGCTGGAAACAACCCCAATTTTAGCTTTTACAAAGGTCACACTTACCTGATAGATAACTCTTCGTATGTTAGCGGTCACCCGCTACAGATAAGAACTTCTTCTGGCGGCTCGGCTTTTACAACAGGTGTTACAAATAATTTCAATAACACTCAGGGGTTAACTCAATTTATTGTTCCGCATGAGCCTAGTGATACGTCTTTGGTATATCAATGCACCACTCATAGCGGCATGGTTGGAAACATAACAATAGTATAGTGAACATAAAATGTCTTTTACATACGCAGAGCTAAAAACAGCTATTCAGGATTTTGCAGAGAACACGGAAACAACTTTCGTGACGAACCTGCCTGTGTTTATACGCAGCGCAGAAGACCGGGTGTTTACACTTGTTGACTTAGAACTATTTCGCAAAAACGCAAATGCCACACTAACACTTGGAAGTGAATATTTGACGGTTCCTAGTGATTACCTTGCCCCTTTTTCTCTACAGATAACCACAGCAGGTAGCAAATCATTTTTAGATTTTAAGGATGTGAACTTTATTCAACGGTATGCGATAGATACGAATGCTAACGGTACACCAAAATACTACGGTGTATTTGATGTAAACAATTTTATACTTAGCCCCACACCAGACGCAGCCTATACAACAGAACTTCATTATTACTATCGCCCAACCAGCTTAACGGCAGGAGTTGACAGTGGCACAAGCTGGCTGAGCACTAACGCTCCAAACGTCCTTCTTTACGGCTCACTTGTCGAGGCGTATACTTACATGAAGGGCGAAGCAGACATGATGCAACTGTACGAACAAAGGTTTGCACAGGAAATACAGCGTCTAAAAGATTTGGCAGAAGCTAGAGAGAATAGCGATGCCTACAGGAGAGGTCTACCTGATAGGCCACGCACTTAACTAGGAGTAAAGAACGATGGCAACATCAAACGCAGCAACCACCTACTTGGAGAACAAGCTTCTTAGCTTTCTCTTCAAAAATAACGCTGGAAGTCTTTCGACCCCGGGCGACAGTATTTATGTTGGGCTAGCAACGGCAGTAAGTGACGCGGAAGCTGGCTCATTAACAGAAGCTACTTTTGGAAGTTACGCTAGACAGCAAGTCACAGCAGCAAATTGGACTTTGGCTTCTTCTTCTGCTGACCAACAAACGGTAACAAACGCGGCAAACATTGAGTTTCCTGCATCCACGGGTACATCAAACACTATTACACATGCCTTTATTGTAGACGCGGCTAGCTCTGGAAACATTTTGTTCGTTGGCGCACTCGACGCTAACAAAACGATAGCCAGTGGAGACATCTTTAGAATCAATGCAAGTAACTTAACTATTGAGTTGAAGTAATGGCACTGGTCCTTAAAGATCGTGTAAAAGAAACCACAACCACCACAGGCACTGGCACATACACACTAGCTGGCGCGGTAACTGGTTTTGAAACATTTGGTGAAGTGGGTGATGGCAACACTACCTACTATACATGCACCGATGGAACGGACTTTGAGACAGGTATTGGCACCTACACGACTTCTGGCACGACATTAGCTCGTACAACTATCTTGCAGTCCAGTAATTCAGATGCTGCGGTGAATTGGACTTCAGGAACCCGTACAATATTTTGTACCTTGCCAGCAGAAAAAATGGTTTTTTTAGATGCTAGCGGAAGCGTACAAGGGTTTACAGAGCAAGACCCGCAAGCGCTGGCTTTTGCAATTGCGTTAGGATAAAGACATGGCGAACTCGTTTAAGACAGTCACAGACACAGCGGTAGGTACGAGTCCGGCTACAATCTACACCTGCCCCGCCGCTACAGAAACAACCATCATCGGCCTGAACGTGGCTAACATCCTGACATCTACAATCACGGTGGATGTGCAATTAGAAAACAATGATGGCGACAATGTGTATATCGTAAAGGACGCAATCGTCCCTGTTGGATCTTCGCTCGTTGCAGTTGGGGGTGATCAAAAGATTGTTATGAACGCATCAGATGTGCTGAAGGTTACGGCTAGTCAGGCAAGCGGCGCGGACGTAACAATGTCAATTCTGGAGAT